TGTATAATCTTAGGGTCTTTCAAATAGTAATTAGCAACTTCTTCTTTGTTTTCATAGTTGATAATGGCTTTGACTAAAGGGATTAACATAGTCTCGTTGACCATATCATCTCCATTCAGACTATTCTTAACATACTTGTAATATAAATCTGTTCTGTTCTCACTTGGTGGTGCATACTCAGTAATTATAGAGAGTAGATTGCCTTTATGTCTTTTAATCTTTGTACGCATATCCATCATTATTGCTCTAACACCCATTTGAGGTGTATCAAATTTTACAAAAGGTTTTTTACCATCTTTTCTATCTGTAGCGTAAAGTTCTCCTGTTTCACCTGCATATCCTTGTCCTTGTTCTATATTACCCGCATTATTAAATATATTATCCATTGGTTTCGTATGTCCTATCGTTGTCGCTAGAAGTATCGCAGTTACAAGACCCACAGCAATCATCTTGATGAGTCGTTTTGTCGCAGTGGCACTCGTGTCCACAATTTTTACATTTCTCCATAATTCTATCTGCATAAGAAGAGTGAGTAAGTAAACAGCTATAGTAATAGCTTTAACCTTTGTCTTCCCTAATACGGGTACTTAAATGAACCTATCCCGTTTAGGTTGTATACCTACTGTGTGCTCCATAAACCTTTCTAAGTCTTTATTGATTAGTTCGTCTTTATGTTGTTGATAAGATAAAGTTTGGTCTCTGTCCATTCTTTCAACCCAGTAATTAGCCGCAATAGCTAATGCGTCAATTTGGTCATCGTGTCTTAACGCACCTTTATCTCTAGTTATTCTAGTCATTTGCCTAAACAGTTGATGATTAGGTTCTAACTTGAAGTCTTCTTTTATTGTATTCTCGTCTACCACTAGCCTATGAGTATTCATAATAGGCTCTAAGGTATCTATAATTCTTTTCTCTTTTTGTATGTTATGTCTTACCTCTTCAATTTGGCAAGGGTGTATTCTAGCCATAACAGGCTTTAATAACGCTGTAGCCATACCATCACCAAAGTTAGATTCAATAACCACGTTATTCACTTTGTTACGTTTAGCTATAGCTGAAAGCTCTTCTAAGGTAGCATCTGAGTAACCACCATCTAAAGCTCCTATATCGGTCAAATAAAGCACTCCGTGAAGCATTTTAAGCACCGCATACGCTGTTTTGTCTTCTCCCCGACCCGCAGGGTCAATAGACATAGCCACCCCTTCAAAATCTGTATATTCTTCAGATATGTGTAAAGGAGCAACATAATAATCACCTTTTAATCCTACATTAGGTATTTCAGGGTCTATACCTTTTAATTGTTGAGTACCTGAAGCCCACTGAATTTGAGCAGGAGCTTTTTTCCAAGTAGTACAACCTGAAGCTACAATTAAGTCATTGAGCTTTAAAGGGTATCTATTAGCGTCAGACATTGTAGTGTCTAACATAAATTGTAAGTTAAATCCTGAACGTCCATAGGAAGACAAACGCTCTAATAAATCTATATCATCAAATCTTTCAGGGTCAGTAGGTTTACCTTCTTTATCTGTGATATTAGAAATAATAGTAGACAGTTTACTGCCATAACCAATCGTTTGTTCTTTAGTTGGATATAACGCTGTCCATATTTTTGTCTTATAACCTCTTTCCTCTAATGTGTTATATAAACTCATTTCAGTTTGAGGTGTTCCTAAGAATATGATACGACCCACATCGGGTTTAATAATCGCATCAAATTCTTTCACAGTTTCACTTAATCTATCTCTCATTAATTGTGTCTGTGAGTTATTTGCTGATTCTACGTCATCGGCAATAATTAAATCTGCACGAGAACCTGTAAGCTGTCCTGTAATACCCATAGATTTCACACTAGGTGCGTGAGAAGCGGTAGCAGGAGCTACATCAAAACTAATTTTAGAATGTCTTTGGTCATCTCTAGGAATTAGATGTTGTAATATTGGCATTTCATTGATTAGTCTTTGAGTAAAGGTACTAAAGTCATCAGCTCTATTTTTAGAAGCTGAAACTACCAATATATTCCTTTGAGGATTTAGTAAAAGTTGGTGACAGACAAATGCTGACGTAATCCAAGATTTACCAACGCCTCTGAAGGCTTCTATAACTAATCTACGTTCTTTTGACTGTAGATAGTCTGCTATATCATATTGTATTGGAGTTGGGTTAGGTAAGTTTAGAAACTTCCAACATAAATACAAAAAATTCTTAAAATTTTTTAAGCGATTATCCATTTGTGTCAAAAGGTACTTTCTCAAGAATATTATCAGGCTTTGCACCTAACTTTTCAGAGCTGTATGTTTTACACACCTCTAAACAAACTTTCATTTCTGAAGCTGTTAATTCTTGACCTGACTTTAGTTTTTGGTATGCGTGTTTAACTAATAATTCGGGTAATTCTTCTATAATTTTTTCTATTCTAACGCCCTTGTCCTCTGTATCGTTTTTTTGTGACGCTTTTACTTGGACTTTTTGCGTGTCGCCATTTTCTTTTTTTGGGCTTTGGTTTAACATAATTATTTACTCCCCACTTCGGTGCTTTTGCCATTTATTTCTTCTCTCGGTGTTTGTAGTATTTGTGATATACTTCTTTTTTGTAAGCCCACATAGATATTCTTGTTGTAATTCGGTGTATAAATCTTATTATGTTCAGAATCATAAGAAGACTCCTTTGTAAAGTTTGTTGCTTTGTCTAGGGTACAATAACCCACAAAGTAAAAAAAGAAAAATGCGTAAATTAAAGGTTTTAATTTTTGCATATATTAAGCATCTTGTTCAAATACTAACGGCTTTCCTTCCTCTACTGGTTTCATTTGTTCTTTCCATTGTTCTTCCGATACACAGTTATATAACATTCTAACTTGCATATGTTTGAACTCTTGAACACCTATAGTGTCCATATAAGTTTCAGCTATTTCTGCAATAGCATAATAGCCTTTTTTATAACATTGTTCTTCAGTCGTAAACTCCCATTTTGTATTAGTCATTGGGGGTAAACAGCCTAAATTAGAACATATTGTAATTACGAGTAAAATCTTACTCATAACTATATCCACTATCTACTTTTTTCTTCTTTTTTAAGAGTTTGAAGATTTGGTCGTGTTGTTTCATAATCTTCTTATCTTTTTTATTTGCTTGTTTTAATTCTGTTTTAATATCATTAACATCTTTTAATAAATTCTCTATATCAAGTTTCATACGCACTTGATTTTCAACTACTTCAGTTTTACTTTCTTCAGCGTATTTTTCATAAAGGATATTAACTTTACTATCAATTTTACTAACATACCAAACTAATCCAATAGCTTGTAGTATAACCGCAAAAATTAAAGCGGCGTTAAATTTCATTCCATTCATATTATTTAATTATTTTAAGTATTTTCTTTTGTCCCATATATATTTCAGTTGTAGCTTTTACTTTTTCACATTTAAAAACTACGGATTCAGGATTAACCTCTTTAATCGCAACCCTCTTGGATTTAAGACAATCGCTTAATGATTTTTTATAGGTATGTTCTATTAAATTTCCATTTAGATATAACATTAATCCAAAAACCATTTCAACCATTAGTGTGCTCCATTTCCATTTCTAATCATTTTTTCAACATCTGTTTGTAATTTTGAAACTTGTTCTTTTAAGAAATCAATATTAACTTTATTATTTCTCATACCTTTTAATTCTTCGTCCATTTGCTCAATTAATCCGCTCATATGCTCCACGAGCATAAAAAGCTCCGCTTCCCCACTTGACTGACCTAATTCTCCACGAGGGTATTTGATTCTAAATTCTGTATTTTGATTTAAGTCTTTTTCCATTAACTCTAAAGTCGTACTATGTTTATTTAGAGTCTCTTGTATGCCAAAAAATGCGTACACCCCAACGGCTACGGCTGAGATTATTCCTATTAAATTACGCATAGGCATAGAAATTGCCGTTTTATCCGATACGTCTATTCTATCTTTTTTCATATTATATAAGTAAAGTCTTGATAGTAAGAACTAATTGAGTAAATATTAATATACCCACTGTCCATAAAACTCTATTAATACCACTTACTTTTTTTTCTAAGTGTACTAAGTGATTATCTTTAATAGTGTCTACAGATTGTTGAATTAATTTAATATCGCCTCTTATTCTTTCAACTTCTAAATTAAGTTCATTAATATCTTTCATTAATCATCATCTTCCTTCGGTCTAATTTTACCGAATGTTATTTTATAATTTAATTTTGTTTTTTCTTCCATTTTTGTACTAAAAGGATTAGTAGATATTCCAATAGTTTGTTTCATATTTTCACAACCAGTCAAAAGTACAAAAGCAACTATAAGCATAATTGCTATAGTGCTACCTAAGTATACGTTCCAAAAGTTACTTAAACTTTTTACCCGATAATAAATTCGTGACAGAAATTCCATAGTTACCCCCGACTACTATAAAGATTAAGTATAAATATACTTCAGGTATCTCTTTTAGTAAGTCAAAATAATCTTTAGTTTTGGCTAACATCGCAGGGTCTCCCCAAAATGTTCCATATGCTAGAATCCCTAATGGTGCTAAAATAAAAGCACCAAGAACTAAATCAAGAAATAATGAGCCATTTCTTTTAGCTCTTTCATTACCTGTTCTAATTTCTTCTAAGGCTACTCTATGTTTTTGGTCAGATATAGCTCTTCTACGATTCATATATCCGCCTACAAGTTTTCCACCTATATTTAAAAGTGTTCCTATTGGTAGCATCTTGTTGTTACTCCTTGTTTAATTATTACAATACTACTGTATCGGCTTCAGCTTCAGTTAGTGCTTCTCCTGCAATTAATTTTGCTTTAGCACTAGCTTTATTAGCATCTTTTTCTGCTTTAGCATTATCTTCAGCAG